CAAGATTAATTGTATTAACAACCTAGCAGTTGGATGCTGCCTCTCAAATCAATGTAAATGTTATGACAATAAAGAGTATAATAATAAAGTATTTGATAGTAGCTCTACTAGCGTTTGTATTAGGTACATTCTTTCCGAACCCAGTCGCCAAGAGGAAGGTCCAGACCGAGACGGTTAACTGGGCCGTGAAACTCGGGTTTGGAATACCGAGGTTTGAATACTCAAACAATAAAGAATTCGTCACTTCCCTTACCCACTGCATCAATTATCTTAATTTTAATATCCCGAAACGCCAAAGAGTAAATACAGAACTTATCATTGCACAAGCTATAGTTGAATCTAACTATGGAACATCAAGGTTCGCGCGCGAGGGACACAATTTATTTGGTATAAGAGTTTGGTCAAAAGAGGGTATGTTACCACATAAGCAACCAGATACTATTGATTGGCGAGTAAGAGTATTTAAAAACAAATGTGAATCTGTTAGATATTATATTGAAATTTTAAATACAAAAAGAGCATACGCAGAGTTTAGAAAAGTTAGAGAAATAACATTAAATAAAGATCCTATTTTAATGGCTAAAACTTTAGATAATTTTTCTACAAATAAAGAGTATGAAAAACATGTTATTGAGGTTATAAATAAATTAAGAAATGGAACTAAGTAAAAGCTTTACATTAAATGAATTAACAAAGTCTCAAGAAGCAACGAGGCTTGGAATAGAAAATATTCCAAACGAAGAACATATAGAAAATTTAAAAATACTTTGTGAAAAAATATTACAACCCTTAAGAGATTATTATGGTATGCCTGTTTCTGTATCTTCTGGATATAGATCAGTTGCACTTTGTGAAGCCATAGGATCCTCAGCTAAAAGTCAGCACACTAAAGGTCAAGCCGCAGACTTTGAGATATTTGGAGTAGCAAATAAAGACGTTGCAGATTTTATTGTACAGAACCTTGAATATGATCAATGTATACTTGAGTTTTGGAATGAAAATGAGCCTAATAGTGGATGGGTTCATTGTAGTTATTCAAAAGAAGGTAATAGAAAGCAGTACTTGAAGGCACAGAAGGTAAATGGTAAAATTGTTTATTCACCAATGAGGTAATATGCCAATAGGAAGATCACAAATACCACAACAAATAGAAGGTAAACTTCGTGGAGCAAAACCATCAAGAGCCATGCTTGCTTATAAAAAGAAAAAGAAAAAATAATGGGTAAACTTTGTCCAAAAGGAAAAGCAGCAGCTAAAAGAAAATTTAAAGTCTATCCAAGCGCGTATGCAAATATGTATGCAAGTGCTGTTTGTTCTGGAAAAATAAAACCAGGTGGTAAAAATAAATCTCAACAAAGAAAAGAAACATCTAATTACAAACAAGGTGGTATTGCTAAAGGTTGTGGAGATGTAATGGAAAATAGAAGAAAAGTTACAAAGAAATATTAGTATGGCTGGTCTTAGAGAATGGGTTGCAGAAAAATGGGTAGATATTGGAACTAAAAGAAAAGATGGTTCTTTTGCTCCCTGCGGTAGATCAAAAGGTGAAAAAAGAAAAGGATATCCAAAATGTGTACCTCTTGCAAAAGCAAGAAGAATGACAGAAGGACAAAGAAGATCAGCAGTCACAAGAAAAAGAGCAGCTGGTAATAAAGGCCCAAAACCTACCAATGTAAAGACATTTACTAAGAAGTACTATGGTGGTATGATAGATATACAAGATTAAAAACACAAAGGATTAAATAAATGAATATAGCATCTAAACAACCAATGGGCGGAGCTCATAAGCCTTATAAACTTACAGGAAAAGTATCTGGTATTAAAAAACCAGTTAAAAAGAAAAAGTAAGGTTATGACTTATGGCTACATCTGGCACAACTACATTTAATTTAGATATTGATGACGTCATAGAAGAGGCGTACGAAAGATGTGGCATTCGTAATACAAAAGGTTACGATTTAAAATCATCAAGAAGAAGTTTAAATTTATTATTCTCTGAATGGGGTAATAGAGGTGTTCATCTTTTCAAAGTAGAATTAAAAAACCAGTTAATGACAGCTGGTACAATTACTTATACTACACCACAAGATTGTAGTGATGTATTAGAAGCTTATGTTTCAACTTCTGAAAATATTACTTCAAGTACAAATGATATATCATTAAATAAAATTGATAGATCTGCTTACGCAGCACTTCCTAATAAGGGACAAACTGGTCAGCCTTCACAATATTATGTAAATAGACAAATTACACCAGAAATTAGTTTATATCTTGCACCAGATTGTACAACTTACACTTATTTAAAATATTATTACATACAAAGAATTCAAGATGCTGGTTCTTATACGAATCAAGCAGATTTACCATATAGATTTTTACCATGTATGGTTTCTGGACTTGCATTTTATTTATCACAAAAATATGCACCAGAAAGAATACAAGATTTAAAATTATTATATGAAGATGAATTACAAAGAGCTTTAGAAGAAGATTCTCAAAGAACTTCTGTATTTATTTCACCTTATACTTATTTTGGAGATAGATATTAATGTCATACGCACGTGGTAAAAGATCACTAGCAATTTCTGATAGAAGTGGAGCTCAATTTCCATATAGAGAAATGAGAAAAGAATGGAATGGTTCTATTGTTCATTTTACTGAATATGAACCAAAACATCCTCAATTAGATCCTCCATATCATCCAGCTGATCCTCAAGCATTATTAATGCCAAGAGCAGATATTAGACCAGGTGGAGGTTGTGAAGTTCAATTAGATTTATATTATTGGCCAGGACAATATTTATCAAACGGTATGCAACCTGGAATTAGTGGAGATATAATTAATTATAAAAGATCAGCAGTAACAAGTGTTGGAAATGTAACAATAGTAATATCATGACATATACAGAATTATTACAACAAATTAGAGATTATACAGAAGTAGATTCATCTGTTTTAACTAATAGTATTTGTGATACTTTTATTAAAAATTCTGAATATAAAATATTTAGACAAACAGATGCAGATTATTCAAGAGAATACGCTACATCTAGTTTTACTTCAGGTAATAAATATTTAGCATTACCAAACGATAGTACAGATGAAGGATCCACAACAGTTAGAAGAGCAATTATTGTAAGATCAGTAGTTGTTACAAATACTTCAAATGTTCAAGTAGCACTAGAACCAAGAGATGATACTTTTATTACAGAATATAATGCAGACGGATCAACTGGATTTCCTAAATATTATGCTATGTTTAGAGAAAGTGCTATTGTAGTAGCTCCTACTCCAGCATCATCTTATTCTGTTACATTAGATTATGTTTATACGCCTGATAATTTAAGTTCTACTAATACAACCACATATATTAGTGAAAATGCACCAGAATTATTATTATATGCTTGTTTAGTAGAAGCCTTTGCATACTTAAAAGGACCTGCTGATATGTACAAACTATATTCTGACAAGTATAATGAAGCATTACAAGGATTTGCGTTAGAACAAACAGGTAGAAGACGCAGAGACGAGTATGAAGATGGTTCAATGCGTATTAAAATACCTTCACCATCACCATAATAACTATTAAGGAGTACAATATATGGCAATATCACAAGCAGTATGTAATTCTTTTAAACAACAAATTTTAGAAGGAGTACATAATTTCGCAACGGGTGGAAACGTTTTTAAATTATCACTTTATACATCAGCGGCTAACTTATCAGCTTCAACAACTGTTTATACTTCAACTAACGAAGTATCAAACACTGGTCAGTACACTGCGGGTGGCGGAACATTAACAGGTCAACAAACTTCACTTGATACAGGTGTAGCAATTGTTGATTTCGCAGATTTATCTTTTACAGGAGTTACTTTAACTGCGGCAGGAGCTTTAATTTATAATACATCAGCAACTAATAAAGCTGTTTGTGTTTTAGATTTTGGCGGAGATAAAACAGCAACAGCTGGAACATTTACAATTCAATTCCCAGCATTTACTTCTGCAGCAGCAATATTAAGAATAGCTTAAGGAGTATTTTATGTCGGCTCCCTGGGGTTCAGGCGTTTACGGTATTGGATACTGGGGAGAAGGCAATCAAGACGTAACTGTAGAGTTTGCAGCTTGGGGCCAAGGACCGTGGGGCGCTAATGCTTGGGGTGTAGGCAATGTTCTTACAGCACTTACAACAAATATAAATTCAGTTTCAATTGCAATTGATAATGATGTTGCATTAACTGGTAATCAATTAAATTCTACAACTAATACAGTTTTCATAACTGGAGATTCTAATTTAACATTATCTACAAATTTATTACAAATAAGTTTAGGTAATGAAAATACCTCCGCAGATGTTGCAATTAATTTAACAACATTAAATTTATTAAATACAACTATTGGACCAATATCTATTACTGCAGATGGTAAAGTATTTGAAGATATTGTTGGTATTCAATTAAATTCAACAACTGGAACATTAACAGCAGATGCTGGGGCTTCTATTGCAGTATCTGGTAATACATTAACAACGGCTCTTGGAAATGAAACATTAACAGGAGATGGAACAGTGACATTATCAGGTGTAGTATCAACTACAGCAGTTAGATCAGTAACCGTTGATTTAGCTACAGTAATACCTACTGGAGTTTCTGCTAATGTAACTACTGGAACAGAAGGATTTGTAATAGATGGAACAGTAACATTAACAGGCGTAAATATGACCACTTCTACAGGTAGATTATATATATCAGCATGGGCTGTAATAAATATAAACTCTACTTCTAGTTGGACAGTGGTTGACATAGCGGCTTAAGACAACTAAAATTGATAATATTACATAATTTATAAGGAATTTTTATGGCATCATCGTATTCTACGGATCTTAAACTTGAGTTGATGGTAACGGGTGAAAACTCGGGAACTTGGGGAGATAAAACTAATACAAATTTAAATTTACTACAACAAGCAATTGCTGGATACCAAGATGTATCTATTGCAGGAGGAGCACAAACAACTGCTCTTGTAATGACAGATGCAACTTTATCTAATGCAAGAAATGCTGTATTAAAATTTTCAGGAACAATAACAGGAA